GAGCAAAACTGGAGCAAACAGGCCTCAGCAAGTGGCTGCTCCAGTTCGCTCCAGTCTGGCACCCCTTTAGGGGTGCCAACTGGAGCGGAGCGCCTGCGAGGAAAAGGGGAATTAATATAAAACTGAATAAATTGGGGGACAGGTTGTCACTTGGGGTTTCCCGGCGTTTCGGATTTTAGGGGGCGCCGTTTCGACTTTGCGGAGGCTGCAAGGGAAGAGCTGGCGAAACCTCTGAGGGGGTGCTGCGGGGGCCACGAGGTAAAATGGACAGACCCTAAATTCAGGTTGAATCGGATTCGGTAAAAAATTGAAATTCAAGTCCATATATCAGCAGCTGTTCAATTGGTTTTATAAAAGGTACGGGCAATTTTTTATATATAAGAAATTTGCTTGAGCATAGCAATAAAACCCCCTCCCCGCCCGCCCCTGCCCGCCCCCGCCCCGCCCCGGCGACCGGGCGCCCGCGCCCGCCCGCCGCTCGCCCGCTACCACCCCCGCGCCCCAACGCCCGCGCCGCTCAGGCGCCCGTTTCCGCCCCGGCGATCCGCCCCCGCCCCGGCGCCTCCGGCGATCCGCCCCGGCGGCGCCCGCCCCGGCGATCCGGCGATCCGGCGATCCGGCGATCCGGCGATCCGGCGATCCGGCGATCCGGCGATCCGGCGATCCGGCGATCCGGCGATCCGGCGATCCGGCGATCCGGCGATCCGCCCCGGCGATCCGGCAGCACGAAAAAAAGACGGCGCCCGCAGGCGCCGCCTTCACTGTTTTCGCAGCATGAAAACCCAAACCAGAAGCGCAACCCCGCAACAGCATTGCACCCCGAACAGAACCACGGCGCCAAATTGCTGCAACACCAGCGCCAGCGGCGAGCGCCGCTTGCGCCTCACGCCGTCATCAGGAGCAGTTCTTCCGCCCCATAGACCGACTTGGAGTCACAGGACTCGCAGACATAGCGCCGCGCGTCAGGCTCGACTTCATAGGCTTCATCCCCGCAGGCGATACAGAATCCCATATGCTCATCCGACTCGCAGGCCGCCATGATACGATCCATTGTGATACTTGCGTGCATTTTCATAGTTTCGACTCCTTGGTTCAGATTGAAGGTTGAAGCTGGACGGCGCGCGGGAAAGCGCGCCGCCCTGTAAATCGGGAGAATGGGCGTGATCCGCATCAGAACACCGCCACGCCACGGTTATAATAGGTGTCCGCATCAGCGCCCGCAGGCACATCATCCGGACGCAACAGGTACAAGGCGCACCCGCGCGGATCACCCTGCACATAGGACGTTAGCGCGGGGTAACGGCTCATGATGGAGTCGAGCCGTTTCAGCGCGCCGCGTTCCCGGTCAGGCGCCCGACAAAGTCGGCGCCCGTCATGGGTGCTATGCCAGAACGGCGCACCGTCCCCCCGATCACCGTCACGCTGAATCGCGCCGTTGCATTCATGTTCAAACCAGCGGCGCAGCGTCAGGCTAATGCGGCGCAGCGCCACCGCGTCATAATAGGCAACGCCCGCAGCTTGCAAGGCGCCGATAGCAGAATTGATTTTTGTCATGGCCGACCCCTATGCTTTCAGCTTGGCCGTTTCAGCTTGAAAGCTTTCAGGCGATTCGGCTTTGCGGTAGGCATTAGCGCCCGTAAACCACCCCGTTGCAGGCAGCTCTTTATTGCGAACGCGGCACGGCATGGCGACACCAAATGCCACGCAGCCCGGTAACGTATCGGCAGGCAGCCAATCCACAAGCGCCGGATCATCCCCATTGCAATAGGTAGCAGGGATTGCAGAGTCGACCCCGGCCGTTTTAGCCGCGCGCGAGAACGTCGAAAGCACCGTCGGATCAAAGCTGGCAGCAATCCCGGAAATTGCGGCTGGACAAACACGGCGCGCAGCGGGAAAAGACCCCTCAATTTCACCTTGCACAAATGTTGCGCCGTCATACGTCATACGAAGCGCGCGCCACTGATAATCCGACTCCGTAGACTCGAACGCGAGAGTCACATAATCAGGCGCCTTGCGCCCAACCTTGAGTCGGTCGATCAGTTCTAACGGAATGATGATTCCACGCTGCCCCTTGGCAGGCACATTATCCGCCGCCAACACTTGCCGCGCGGCGATCAGCTTGTGCCCGTCAGTCGCGCACAGCGCGATATGGTCATCAAAAAACTCCACATGGACTCCTTTGAGGTAGTACCGAGTTTCCTCTTTACCCGTCGCGCAGGCGACGGCTTTCAGTAAACGAACATTGATAGAAATTTCATGCGACATTGTTTTAGCTCCTTGCTCTGTTTTCGAACGCCCCGTGGCGCCCGCCGATGACGGCCCCGTAGGACCGTCACTAGGCAGACGTCACAAGCGCCGCAGCTCAGAATCCAAATCGTCGCCCACAAAATTGACGACGAATCGATTGTCCGCTGTATCAATCCGCACACTGTAGCCGCGCGACTTGCGCGCCATAACTGGAGTCGATCGACCGCACCGATTCCAGACGCGCCCAGCTTCAAATAGCATCCAGCTGGACGACGACCATATATACGGATTCTTAATCGGCTCTTGACTGAGCCCATGGACAAAATCCATGGACTCCATACCGAGCGCAAAATCAGGATCAATTTTCATGCTTTCCCCCTTGGAGTCACGTCAAAGACAAATTCGGCAACATCACACGCCAGCACCCCAAAGCGCCGCGCGTCATGGTAGCGAACAAACCCGACAGACTCGCCCATATCTACGCAATGGCAGGCGCCGAACTCATCCAGCATATATTGCGTGAACGCACACAACGCAGCGCAGTCCTCAGAGCCGAGCCCAGACTCGTCACCGTAAAACAGCGCGCAGGCCCAATGCTCAGGCAGATCGAAGCTTTCTGTAATCATGGCCGCCCCCTATTGCATCACGACGAAAAAACAGAACACGGCGCCCAGCACAGACGCCAGCGCACACAATTCGATGAAATCAGCACAGACGCGGCGCATCATGACCGCACCCAATGCCAAGCGCGCAGCGCCGCCTTGAGATCATCATAAAGAAACACGAACGCAGCGCAGGAAGCATCCGACGACTCATGCCAGACTCTCTGGTAACGCCCGCAGGGCGAGCGCGTCATCATGTAGCCGAATGGACGCATGGCGCGACCCATAGCGCCGATCAGGTCAGTTGCAGGCATAATGTGATTCATTTGGTGACTCCTTGCCCGGTTGATTGCGGCGCCAGATCATCCCGGCGCCGCCTTGCTTTCAGCAATAGGTAAATTCAGCGTGACGCGCGTATTCGTCCGCATCGCGCAGAAGCTTTTCCATCGTTTCCGTTGCCGTGAAATCGTTGATAGCGTCAAAACCATCGTTGCCGTACACCATCCAAACAGTACCGATTAGCCCGCCTTCGGCGTCGCGAATCTCTAACGACTCTTCGTCAACCGTGAACATTGCGCCCACAATTTCCGACAGCTTGGACGACCGTTTCACAGTGTATTCGCCGCCATCCCAGAGCGACACGGTGTAACCAGCAGCAATCGCGGCGCGCACAACACGTTTGGCAATTCCCTTTTCAATCATTTGGCGAGTTGAGATGTTCATAGCGGAGCCCCTTGCTCGATTGTTTCGACCTAATAAATGTAAGACGTTATCCACCAAAACGCAAGACAACGCAAAAAACCCCGCAAATACGGGCTTTTTTGAGGTATGGAATCACCCCGCAGGCGCCAGAATCGCGCACAAATAGCCTAGCAATATCAAAGACTTACACCATAAAGGAATCCGGCCTTGCACAGTGACAACTTGTCTTTTACCCTGCCCGCATGACCCAAAAACCCACGCCCCGGCGCCTGCCCGCTTTTGCCATCGACCTACTGACGCAGCACCCGCTTGCATTGACCTTACCCGCCGCCGGTTTCGGAATGCTTTGCCGACTCATCTTTCATTTTATCGCCACCCGTTGCCGACCAATCCCCCCAACAGGTGACGACCTATGCGGAATCATGCGAGCCCACCGACCCACATTCAACACCCACCGCGCCGACATCATGGCGATATTTCGCGAACTTGAGCCCCAGTTGATCGACGCGCAACGACTTTACGACTTGCGACGCGCCGCAATAACCGCCGCCGGTGAACACGGCAGAGCAACGCAACGACTCCGAGCAATGGGAAAAAAGCTCCCCAACTCAAAACCAACCGACCCAATGCAGGTGACGACACCCAAACGGGCGCCAATAACGCACGCGCCCCGACCGCTCCCCAATCCCGGCGACGGCTGGACGTAACGCACGAACGCGCCCACGTCGCTGGACCTCAAAAACCCGTAAACCCGATTCCAAAAAAATTTAGAATCGCTTTCCAATCCCGCACCCGCGAGCGAAACCGAAACCCCGGCGCCCCGATCCGGCGTCACGCCCCAAATTTTGCGCCTTGCTCGCTTCGCTCGCTCGCTGCGGCTCAACACCGCCCCGGCGATCCGACGTCGCGGCTTGACGGCTCGGTTGTCAGCCTTCCGACACCCCTTTTCAAAAAAAAATTTTTTTCGCTCACTTCGTTCGCTCATCGCTACGAAACATGACAACTGCTGCGGCTGTGGCGCCGCTGCACCGATCAGGTGATCAGGCGTTTCACCTTCAAGAAAAAAAATTTCTCGCTCGCTTCGCTCGCTCGAACCCTTGATCCTGAAAAACAGGACCACAGGACCGGCAACCGAAGGATGTCCCGGCTGGACACAGGGTCGGAAGGTCAGGGGGTCCGGCCCCACCATGGGGGTCTGCGAGTTTTCGCTGAGAAAAGAGAATGGACCGAAACCAAAATTTTTCCAGCGCCTCTCTTCCCGTGCCCCCCAAAAAATTTTTTCACATTGACAAGTTGTCACCGCCAATTTGATCTGATAGGATCACATCAAATCGAGGAACACGCATGACCGCAGGAACCACCAACCGTGATCCCAGCCGCCCGTACAGCTACGGAGAGTTGGCGGTGGATTTCTTGGATGATGATTGGTCCGATCCGGCCATCAAGGAGCACAAGGCGACTTTTTCGAAGCGCATTAACTTTTTGCGTCGGATGTGGGAGAAGTCCAACAGCACAGAGCAGCGCGAATTGCTCATGTTGGCGATACGGGATTTGCAGAGCGCAGAATCTTGGGCGTTCAAAGCTCTGATGTGGGATGAGTACAATGGATAAACAGTTTGAAAGTTTCTTAGACGACCTTGCTGGGGCGTTGAAGAAAGCGGCAGCGTGCGCGGTGTGGGACATCCCCGCCACCCACCGGACCAAGGACTCCATCTCGGCGTTTAGAGCCAGCCTCGTGATGGTGTCCCATGTGGTTACGGAAGTGACGGCCAAACACCGCGCACCTGCCGTTCAGACTGAGAGTGCCACCAATGAAATGGGATTGGGCGTGGCTGAAAGCCAACCTGAACACAACGCCATCACCGCCGCTGCGCCTGTGGACGACACTGTTGGACCGGGCGAACCTGCCGCCAACCCCGTTGCACAGCCACTTGCCACCGATCCCGAAAGGTTGTTCGATGCTGACGCCGACAAGCCTCGGCGCCGCAGAACCTCTGGAGCATAACCATGGCGAAGATGCCCACCCCCAAAGAGATTGGCGCAGTGGCGAAAACGCCCGCGAAGACCTTTTCGAAGATCGGCGCAGCGCCCACGGTCAAGACCCCTGCCACCGCAGTCACTCCGAAAGCGGCGGAGGTTAAGCCTTCCTACAACCGGCTGGCTAATCTTGGAACCTTCGCCCATTCGGCGAAGGGGAAGAAGAAGGGCTGATGCCACGCATTTACAAAAGGAAAGAGGACGCCAAGCGGGAGAAGGTGACGGTCCCCGTGTCGTCTGACTTTTTGGAGAAGCTGAAGAATTATGCCGTGACGGTGCAAGTGTCTCACACTGAAGCCGCACGGCGTTTTATTGAAGTGGGACTGGATCGGGAGACGGCGGATGACGAACATAGACGAAGTGGTTGAGCGTTGCGCTGGGGTTGTCGCCAAATGGTCGGAACGCATCCCCACGATTGAAATGGCGCAAGACTTTGCCGGGGTGTTTGGCTTTCAGCTGAATTGGACCCTGACGCCCGCCGCTCCTGCGCCAGCACCTGAACCTGAACCCACTGGGGTTGAGCCGCAGTACGAGCTGTTTAACGAGATGTCCGCTGAAGACACGTATGCCATGAAGACGTGGCGCAGCAACAACGGTCTGTGATGGCGATCAAAGCAACCAAATGGCTGAAGTTGTTCGAAGATTTCATTGCGGATATTCGCATATCTTCGAAAGAATCGACGTCGCAAGATGAGCGCGGCGCGAAGCTGGAGCTGTGGGAAAGCCAGAGGCGCTTCATTCAAGAGGTTGGCTCTGGGCTCGATGCGGACATCCATAAGTTTTACTGCCTGAAGTCTCGCCAGCTGGGCGTCACCACCGTGTCGCTGGCGATCGACGTGTTCTGGATGGCGCTGCACCCGAACATCATTGGGTGCTTGGTGACGGACACCGAGAAGAACCGCGAAGCCAACCGCATGTTGTTGGAGAAGTATGTAGAGTCGTTTCCGGACGGCTACTTTGGCGACACGTTCAAGATCGTGCGCTCCAACCGGCAGATGCTTCAGTTTTCCAACGGGGCGCGGCTTGATCTATTGGTTGCTGGCACCAAGGACAAAGGTACGTCATGGGGCGAAGGCGTGGGCTACGCTTTCGGTCATTTGACGGAAGTCGCGGCTTACGGTTCTGCGGAAGGTTTGAAGTCGCTGGAAGAAGGGTTTGCACAAACAAACCCGAACCGGCTGTTCATTTATGAGAGCACGGCGAAAGGTTTCAACCACTGGCGCACCCGGTATGTCGATGGCATCAACGATCCGCTGACGGCGCGGTCGTTCTTTGTCGGTTGGTGGGCGGGCGACACGAACAAGATACCGCGCAAAGACCCGCGATTTTTGCAACACGGCCTGCACCCGCCGGACTTTGACGAGAAGGAAATGATTGATCAGGTGCGAGAGCTGTACGGCCACAAGGTCACGGCGGAGCAGCTGGCATGGATACGGTGGAAGACCGAATCGGCGGGCGCTGAACAGGCGCTGCTGGATCAGAACCAGCCGTGGACTGCGGAACAAGCGTTTGTTCAGACTGGGTATTCGTTCTTCCAGACGCGGGTGATCACCGCCGACATGAAGAAGTTGGAAGAAGAGAACATCCGGTACAAGGCCTATCGGTACGAGGTTGATGGTGACTTTTTCAACTTCAAGATGATGGAGCTGAAGCCGGGGGTTGATTCGCCCGACGACATCGAGCTGAAGGTCTGGGAAGAACCGGTCGATGGCGCCAAGTACGTCATTGGCATGGACCCGGCGTATGGCCGAAATGATCACAAAGACCACCATGTGATCTCGGTGTGGCGGTGCTTTGCTGACAAGGTTGTGCAAGTGGCGGAGTATTGCACGGCGGATGTTGAGGCCAAGCACGCCGCATGGGTGCTGTTCCATCTGTCGTCCGCGTACATTGACTGTTTGGTCAACCCGGAAGTCGGCGGCCCCGGAGCGTTGGTGCTGGGCGAGTTCGATCACCTGCGGCAATTGCTGTCGATGGAGAGCAACGCCAAGAAGGTCGAGGCGCGTGGCTGGCAAGACGCCGCTGCGCACGCGCGCATGTATTTGTACAAGCGGCCCGATTCGATGGGCGCTGGCTACGTCATTGGGTTTGCGACCACATGGTCCACCCAGTCGGTGCTGATGCATCAGCTGCGCGGCTGCTACGTGTCGAAGGAATTGGAGATCAAGTCTCGGTCGTTGCTGAATGAGATGTCGCTTGTGGTCGTCGAGGACGGCCACATCGGTGCGCCGGAAAGCAGAGACGAGAGCTGCAAAGATGATCGCGTCTTCGCCATGGCTTTCGCGGTGCGGGCATGGAAGGACTGGACGCAGCGAGATATGATGGGGCAGGGACTGACCTATGACGCCGTGATTTCGGCCCAAAAAGGTGAGAAACCCAACGCCTCCACCACGGTGAACCGTATTGTTTTCAACTACTTGAGAACGATGCAAGAGCAGGCGGACAATGAAGTCGAGCCTGAAACATGGCAATCGGAGTACGGGCTATGAGAAGATCAGACGTGCAATTCAAGGGCAAAGTCGAAGACGCCCTGTTCTCTGAAGGGCCGGTGATTGAGGCGGTGGTTATTCCGAAAGACTGGGAGCCCATTCCGGAGGTTGGCGCTGATTATCCTTACGACGGCCAGCCGGTATGGTTGACGGAGAACGGCAGGGAGGGCCACCCCGCAACGTGGCGCACCACACGGGCCTACGACGCCATCAACTGCCGGTGGGTCAACGAGGCCTATTGGGCGCGGCACAATGCTGGCGGCCAGCGCATCCCGTTTGTCCCTGTGGGCTACAAGAAAATGGAAGCCTGACATGACGCTCACGCTGGGGATCGACATGGATAAGTCGGACAACTTCTTGGAGCCCACCAAGTATCGGATCAAGTACCAGTGCGAGCTGTGTTCGCATGAGTACAGCCGCACCTACAAGGCCATCCCCATTAAAGACCCGCCTTGCCCCAGCAAGGCCTGCATCGCCCAGCAAGAGCTGACGTCCCTGAAACAACAGGTGGCGAACTTGCAGCGCATGGTGGAAGAGGGTCGCGGCCCCGGCCAGATCGGCGACAAGATCGTGGTGAAGGCGGTGGACGAGACAGCGAAGATCGTCATGGAAGATTACAAGATGACGGACTTGAAAGACAACATCCGTCACGGTGAAGCGGTGGCGCCCAAGTTGCCCGGTCAGCAACAGACACTGGCGGACAATTACTTTGGCGGCGGGGGTCTGCGGGCGGCGGGAATTAGCGCGAAACAGGCCGATGCGTTGGGACGTAGAGCGATTGCAGGGGCTTTCCGCAGCACCTCGTTGAACCCCGGCGCCATCCAGCTACCAGATGTTAAGAATGGGCAATCGCCGCTACGGATGATGCGGACGGAACCAACAGGTAAAAAGTAGGGGGCTTTCGCCCCCTATTTCTTTTTGTGGGTTTGCATTTTGATTTCTTGTTCTTTTGACGCCGCTTCGGCGCGGGCGATTTCGCGGCGCATAATATTGGCGCGCAGATCGTCGGGATCGCTGACATCCACATGATCGACCAGCTGCGCCGGGGACATGGCCCCGATGCGCTGAAGGTTGAACGCCAGCTCCTTGGCTTCCTGCGAGAAGGCGGGCGACGAGGAATGGGAGTCCACAGTCAGAGACACGTCGTCCGGCAGATCGGCGAACGTGAAGGTCACAGGGACCAAGCCCTTGGCGGGCGGGATCAGCAACGCTTCTTCGCCTTCCGTCGAGCTGTCTTCAAACCCGGCGGCTTCCTTGGGCACCCAAGCAATCATCTTCTGGTCGATGTGAGCGCGGGCAAGATCAAGCATCAAGGCGCCAAATTTCTCGACGTCACGTTCGATCAGCAAGGCACGGTCTTTGAAGCGCGGCGAGAACATCCGGATCAGGGTGTCGGCATGAGCGCCGGAGCGAACGCCTTGGTCGCCCTGTCCCTTGGCGATGGGCGGCAGGCCCATCATCTCGTCGAACATGCGCTCGTATTCGTGAAGCGATTTCCACAGGGCTTCGGGGATTTGAATGTTATCGCGTTCGATCTTGGCGTTGGGGTTGGAGTCGGTCCAATACCCGCCCGGCTTGTTGAAACGCGACAGAGCCTGCTGGTTGACGCCGGTCGAACCCACAAACTTGGTAGCGGGCTCTTCTTGCTTGCGCAGCATCTTGTTGATGCCGGTGACACGCGAATTGATCGCCTCTTGCAGCAAGATCAAGCGCGACACTTCAGAAGCGCCCCAGAAATATTCGGGCACTGGATTGGCGCAGAACATGCTGAACGGATGGTTGCCCTTGAGTGTCGGGTCAGTCTGCTTGGCGGCGACGTTGTAAGAGAAGGCGCTGGTAATTTGGTACTTGCCGTTGATCAAGATGTTGTCGCCAATGATTTGGAACGTCGCCCAATCGCCGCGCCTGTCATCCCATACCCACAGCTCGTCCATTTCCAGCATTGAGGATTCAACCGCCGGATCAATGTTGGCTCTTGGTTGCGACATCCAATCCACGATGCCACGGTTCTGATTGGGGATACCTGAACCAGCGGCTTGGAAAGGATAGAGGCCGCCGGTGACAATGTTCATGGCCGAACCGGAGGCGTCTTTCATGCCGCCGGTGATGCCCTGCATGTGCGACTTGGCGCGCTCTTTCAGATCAACCTCGTCCGGACGACCTTTGATCAGGTTGCGAAATTGTGCAGGCGTGATGAGCATACGGTGGTTGAAAGCCTCCATATCAGAATCAAGCTTGCAATGATTTTCATGCAGCACGCCAAAGTTTTCCGGCTGCACCAGCCGACAAGAAAACTCTTTGTTGACGACGTTTGATTTGAGAAGGCCGAGGCCTTTACGCAGTGCAATGCCGACAGCCTGAGAGATCAAATTGTCAGAATCAGTCTGACGACAAATTTTCCTGATTCGTGAAGCGGCGACACGCCCTTTAGATTCATTCACGATGTTGGGCAAATCAGGATCGGTAATGGCGAAACGCAGAGAAACAGGCGAAAACAAGAGCGAGTCAAGGTCATCTAACGATGCGTGCGTCTTGTTAAACATGGCCGGAGCGGAGGCATCCGCTGATCCGGACGTGGCGTAGGACTCGAAAAACGCCCCACGATTTTGTCTGGCGGGTCGCGACGACATACAGATATTCGCCAGATTTCGGGCGAATGCTTCTATATCGCGTGAAGGTATGTGCATGTCATCCCATCCTATCGCTTTGATAAGGCACGGCTTTCCGTATTTATATATTGACACGGCTTCTGTAGCCAACGTAATCTGTGTCTGTTGGGATGGTAAGCTCTCTCAACGTCCCCAGCAATAGGAGTTTAACATGACTGCTCTTCCTTTCGAAATCTCCATCGACAAGCGCGGCCGCAAGATGGCTCGCAAGGGTCGCAAGTGAGCCTTGGCTCTTGAAAAGCGGGGGTCGCAAGGCCCCCGTTTTTTACCATTCTACGGAGAACTAAAATGGCTACCCGTTCTAAGCGCCGCAGCTGCCGCTAAACTGCTCTAGTCTAGAGAGTGTAGAATATGGCTTTACCTCCTATGCCAATGCCCGGTGGCCCCGCAGGCCCCGGTGGTCCGGGTCTCCCCGGCGCCATGCCCCCGATGGGCGGCGCAGGCCCGGCCACGTTGCCCGGCCCTATGGCTGGTTCAGCCCAGCAAGGATTGTCGGCCCTGAAAGTGGGCCTTGAGTCGCTTCAAAAGGCGCTCCCGCAATTACCGATGGGTTCCGCACTCCATCAGTCCGTTCTGAAAGCTGTTGCCGACATTGGCAAGCATTTGGAAAAAGAAGGTGCTGCCGGAGGCGACCAGATGGGCGCGATCCAGCAGCTGATGGAATTGGCGCGAGCCGCCAAGACACAGCCAAGCATGGCTGGTATGATGCCGGGCGGCGCAGGCGCCCCACCACCAACACCGCCGATGGGCGCATAGGAGTAGATCATGGCACAGGGCAAGGTTCCTACCGCTTACGTCAACGAAACCCGTGAAGACACCAGCGTGATGCAGTATGTCGATTTCCCGGTCATGGGGATTGGCGCGCGCAAGTCTGGTCTGCCTACGGATGGCACCAACCACATTCGCAGCCTCGAACACGTCGGTGTTGATGCTTCGCGGAACTCCGGCAAGAATGGCTCCACTGCCCCCAAGGGTCGGAAGTAAGCCATGACCATGACCCCGGAACAGATTGCTCTTCATCGTTCCAAAGAGCTGATTGACGCTCTTTGGAATGACGGCGAAGTCGGCCAAAAAATTCAGCAGGCCGCCAAAGCCAAGTGGAACGACATTAAGACGACCGACGACGTGATGTCGCCGATCATCGAGCCCCACATGAACAAGCTTCGGGCAATGGAAGCTAAGTACGAAAAGCTTCTCGAAGAGCGCCTTGAAGAGAAACGCGCCAGCGAAGACGAGCGCGTCAAGGTCAAGCTTGAAGAGCAGCTCGAAAAGGCTCGGCGCGATTACAATCTGACTGAAGAAGGCTTCAATCAGATGATCGACCGTATGAAGTCTACGGGCAACTATTCGGACGCAGAAGCCGCTGCCGCCTATGTCGCCAGCAAGGCTCCGCCAGCAAAGGTTGCCGGTCCCACTTGGGCTCCTCAAGACCTCGATCTTTTCGGGTCCAAGAACCGCAACGATGCCCTCGTTGAACTTCATCGTGACCCCATGGGTTACATGGACTCACAGCTAACCGAATTTGTATCCGACCCGGACAAGTATGTGCGGGACACGTTCGGGCGCGCAGCGTAAGTAAAGGACGTAACCCATGGCTCTACCTACCTCACCAGTAGCCGCGCTAACCGGAAGTGGTATTACCCCTTCGGGCGCGCTTGGCGCACAGCTCGCCGCCCTCACGCGGCGCGCTTTCTTGCCTTCTGTCTATGTGCAGATTTACCAGTCGCATCCTCTCCTCAGCCTGTTCATGTCGAACGCCAAGGCTGCGCGAGGCGGTGTTAGCCAGATCACCATTCCGGTTCAGGGGTCGTCTTTCGTCTCCTTCAACTGGGGTTCGTTTGCTGGCGACTTCCCGATGCCCACCGATCAGGCCGCGATCCAGAACGCTCAGTTCTCGCTCAAGCTCGGCATGGTTCCGGTTGGC